ACTTTCAGAGCTTGAACTACTTGAACTTTCAGAGCTTGAAGAACTTGAAGAACTTTCTGAAGAACTAGAACTTTCACTTGACGAACTTGACGAACTCTCACTTGACGAACTTGAAGAACTCTCAGAGCTTGAGCTTGAAGAGCTTTCACTACTAGAACTTGAACTTTCAGAACTTGCAGAGCTTGTTGAGCTAGATTCAGAACTTGACTTTCAGAACTGGAACTTGAGCTTGAGCTTTCTGAACTACTGCTTGACGAACTTTCAGAACTGGAACTTGAAGAACTTTCAGAAGAACTACTGCTTGATGAACTTTCTGAGCTTGAGCTTGAAGAACTTTCCGAGCTTGACGAACTTTCAGAAGAACTAGAACTACTGCTTTCACTACTTGAACTTGAAGAACTCTCACTACTTGAGCTTGAAGAACTCTCACTACTTGAGCTTGAAGAGCTTTCTGAACTAGAACTGGATGATGATTCAGAACTAGAGCTTTCAGAACTGGATGAACTAGATGATTCAGAACTAGAACTTTCAGAACTTGAAGATGATTCAGAACTACTGCTTGAAGAACTTTCAGAACTTGAGCTTGATGATGATTCAGAACTTGAGCTTGAAGATGATTCAGAACTTGAGCTTGAAGAACTTTCACTACTTGAACTAGACTCGGAAGAACTAGAACTACTACTTTCAGAACTTGATGAACTTGAACTTGATTCAGAACTACTGCTTGATGAACTTTCAGAACTTGAGCTTGAAGAACTCTCAGAACTTGAGCTTGAAGAACTCTCAGAACTACTGCTTGATGAACTCTCAGAACTGGAACTTGACTCAGAACTACTGCTGGAAGAACTTTCACTACTTGAACTTTCAGAACTACTGCTGGAAGAACTTTCTGAACTTGACGAACTTGAACTTTCAGAACTACTGCTTGATGAACTTTCAGAACTACTGCTTGATGAACTTTCAGAACTACTGCTTGATGAACTCTCAGAACTACTGCTTGATGAACTCTCAGAACTACTGCTTGATGAACTCTCAGAACTTGAACTTGATTCAGAACTACTGCTTGAAGAACTTTCAGAGCTTGAGCTGGAAGAACTTTCAGAGCTTGAGCTGGAAGAACTTTCAGAACTTGAGCTTGATGAACTTTCAGAACTTGAGCTTGATTCAGAACTACTGCTTGAAGATGATTCAGAACTACTGCTTGAAGAACTTTCAGAACTACTGCTTGAAGAACTTTCAGAACTACTGCTTGAAGAACTTTCAGAACTTGAGCTTGATTCAGAACTACTGCTTGAAGATGATTCAGAACTACTGCTTGATGAACTTTCTGAAGAACTTGAACTCTCAGAGCTTGACGAACTTGCGAACTTGAACTTTCAGAGCTTGACGAACTTGAACTTTCAGAGCTTGAACTTGATTCAGAACTACTGCTGGAAGAACTTTCACTACTTGATGATTCAGAACTACTGCTTGAAGAACTTTCAGAACTTGAGCTGGAAGAACTTTCAGAACTTGAGCTTGATTCAGAACTTGATGAACTTGATGATTCAGAACTTGATGAACCTTGACGAACTTGAGCTTTCAGAACTTGAACTTGACTCAGAACTACTGCTTGACGAACTTTCTGAACTACTGCTGGAAGATGATTCGGAACTTGAACTTGATGAACTTTCAGAACTGGAACTTGATGAACTTTCAGAACTTGAGCTTGATTCAGAACTACTGCTGGAAGATGATTCGGAACTTGAACTTGATGAACTTTCAGAGCTTGAGCTGGAAGATGATTCAGAGCTTGAGCTGGAAGATGATTCAGAGCTTGAGCTGGAAGAACTCTCAGAACTTGATGAACTTGAACTTTCCGAACTTGAACTTTCCGAACTTGATGAACTTGAACTTTCTGAACTTGATGAACTTGAACTTTCTGAACTTGATGAACTTGAACTTTCTGAACTTGAGCTTGAAGATGATTCACTACTTGAACTTTCAGAACTTGAACTTGATGAACTTTCAGAACTGGAACTTGATGAACTTTCAGAACTTGAGCTTGATTCAGAACTTGAACTTTCAGAACTTGAACTTTCAGAACTAGATTCAGAACTTGAGCTAGATTCATCTGTCATTGATATATCTTCAAAAACAACATCATCTGTATCGGTCCATTCTACAGCACCAGTATCTTTAAAAACTACATCTGGTGTAAATGAAGTTGAAGAAGAGCTTGAAGAACTTTCAGAACTACTGCTTGATTCAGAACTACTACTTGATGAACTCTCGGAACTACTGCTTGAAGAACTTTCTGATGAGCTTGAAGATTCACTACTTGAAGAACTTGAACTCTCAGAACTACTACTTGACGAACTTTCAGAACTTGAAGAACTTGAACTTTCAGAACTTGATGATTCAGAACTTGATGATTCAGAACTACTGCTTGAAGATGATTCAGAACTACTGCTTGAAGATGATTCAGAACTTGAGCTTGAAGAACTCTCAGAACTTGAAGAACTTGATGATTCAGAACTTGAAGAACTTGAACTTTCAGAACTACTGCTTGAAGATGATTCAGAACTACTGCTTGATGAACTTTCAGAACTTGAGCTTGAAGAACTCTCAGAACTTGAGCTTGAAGATGATTCAGAACTTGAAGAACTTGAAGAACTTTCAGAACTTGAGCTTGATGAACTTTCAGAACTACTGCTTGATGAACTTTCAGAACTTGAGCTTGAACTAGATTCAGAACTTGAGCTTGAACTAGATTCAGAACTACTGCTTGATGAACTTTCAGAACTACTGCTTGATGAACTTTCAGAACTACTGCTGGAAGAACTTTCGGAACTTGAGCTTGACTCGGAACTACTGCTTGATGAACTTTCGGAACTACTGCTTGATGAGGATTCTGAACTACTACTTGAAGAACTTTCAGACGAACTTTCACTACTTGAGCTTGAATCACCCGTTACTGATATATCTTCAAAAACAACATCATCTGTATCGGTCCATTCTACAGCACCAGTATCTTTAAAAACCACATCTGGTGTAAATGAAGTTGAAGAAGAGCTTGAAGAACTTTCAGAGCTTGAAGAACTTTCAGAACTTGACGAACTTTCAGAACTTGAGCTTGAACTAGATTCAGAACTACTGCTTGAAGAACTTTCAGAACTACTGCTTGATTCAGAACTACTGCTTGATGAACTCTCAGAACTACTGCTTGAAGAACTTTCAGAGCTTGAAGAACTCTCAGAGCTTGAAGAACTTTCAGAGCTTGAGCTTGAACTAGATTCGGAACTACTGCTTGAAGAACTTTCAGAACTTGAAGAACTTTCAGAACTTGAAGAACTTTCAGAGCTTTCAGAGCTTGAAGAACTTTCGGAGCTTGAAGAACTACTCCACCATTCTACTGCATCAGTATCTTCAAATGTTACTGCACCAGTATCTTCAAATTTTACGTTTGGTTCTGCCATTATATACCTTAAAAATTTACATTATTCCACTATCTAATATTTATATTTAAAAAGCATAAAAATACCCCAAATACAATATAGTATATTTAGGGATATTTAAAAATTTCTTATTTTTTAGATTTTTGTCTAAGCTTTTCTATTTTCTCTTTGAATTGTCCTTTATATTTTTCACTTTTTGCACTAAGTTTTTTTGGGCGACCGGGATAATATTTTAATAATAATTTTATTAATCTATCGGTCATTGGTATTTCATCAATTCCATGTTTATCAAGAGCAAAGGTTTCCCATGCTAAACCTCTATGTGGATGAAAATGAGCAACTTTAATTGGTTTCTCTCCAAGTATAAATCTTTCCAAAAATCCAGAACAACCAACATTATAACTATAATCTAAGGTAGTTACACGATCTTTAAACTTTTTAGATTTGAAAACTTTATTTATTGTGGGTTCTTCTTTTTTATACTCATGTTTTGAAATAATTTTAACTATTTCGTTTACTATATCTCTACATTGTGGCGTCCAGAATATACTACCACCATTGAATTTCGGACGACTATATTGCCCAGCAGCAACATCTTTCATTTCAGGTTGATCAAACCATACATTTTGCCAAGCATCAAGATCATGTGACCATATAACATCATCAATCTGTTTTTTATCAAATAACCATTTAAGTCCAAACATTTTACTACCAGTAAGACAAAACTCATTAAGATCTATTTGATATGTTTTTATGCCTCTATAATAGAAGTCAAAATTTGACAAAACCATTATATCCTTTGCTCTCCAACCTAGTTCTAAACTATTTTCTATTTGTGCTATTAATGCATTAACAGTCATGCCTGGAGAAAACCTACCTTTTTTCTGCACATTTGCTACCATAAAATTTTTCATATTTTATCCTTTTTATAATTTAACATATTATTCTTTTTGGTCTACCAAATATTTTCTTTGAAAGTTCAACAGCATCTTGACAATTTAATAGTTGTTCCCAAAATGATACACTTTGTATAAAAATTTCCCATCTAATTAAAATATCATCACTTTCTATTGAATAACTTTTATGTTCAATTCCAATTTTATCTAATATTTCTTTTCTATATTCCTCATCTACTAACCATTTATTAAATGATATAATAATAAACTCATTTGATTCTATAAATTCCTTAGCATATTGATAATATAAAGAATATAAGTATTTAATATCTAAGTATTTTTTACCATCTATAAGATTAGCATATGGATCATTTTTATATGATGGATTATAATTATCAAGAGTAAATTTAGTATTTTCATCATAGTATATATAATCAGCCATCCAATTCCAAATATCTCTAAGTAATAATATATCATATCCATCATTAGATATTTTTATTTCTTGATTTTCAAAATTATACACATTACAATCATATTCTGATAACCAATCTACTATATAATTACTACCGAATTTTTCTAAACTCCACAATCTTATATTATATTTTGATCCATTCATTAAAATTCTTCCTTAATGTTGCTCTTCCCCAACGATGGTTTTCATTAGATTTAAGATCACCAACAATTAAATTTATTATTGATATTAATTTATTTCGTGACTCTGTTATTTTCCAACTTCTTTTATAATTAGCTGATTGATGTTTTTTGTGTCCCTCAACGGCTCTATAAAACTGACCACCAAACCACATCATTTTAAAACCCAACTGCCATGCTCTATACATTAAATCTTTATCATCATGACCATATCCTTCCATGTTTTCATCATAACCACCAAGTAAATCAATAAACTCATTTTTATAAAAACCAAGACGACCTCTGGTCATACTTTTACCCTTTGTAAATATTGCTTTTTCTGGTTGATCATTAGCAAGTCTATTTAAAAATGTACAAAATCCTTTATTTGTAAATCCATCAGCATCTATATTAATAACTATATCACCTGTAGCAACTTTAAAACAAATATTTCTTGAATGAGACATACTATAGTTCTTTACAGTACACTCTTGTATAAATATCATTTCACCAGATTCAATCATATTCATATAATTTTTTTTAATCCACATACCAGGATTATCCTCAGTACTATTATAATCAAGTATAACATATTCAACATTTGGATAATCAGAATTATCTTTTATATTCTGTGGTAATGTTTGTTTTAAATCATCTAATCTATCCATAACATTTGTACAAAGAGAAATTTTATTATATTTAAACTCTTTATCAGATTCTAATTTAATAAACTTTTTATCCCAAAAAGTAAAATTAGATCCATATTGTGACCACCATAATTTCTCTATATCTTTACAAAGATTTTTTTGATTAATTATAAAACTACCATCTTTCAACTCTCTTAATCTATCATCCATTAATTTTTCTCTCCTAGAGTCTAGTTAAATCTTTTTTCATAACCATTGTTAAACCACAATATGCTGCAGTATATGGCCAAGTAAAAGTAAATAAATCTTTATTATTTTCTAAATAATGTCTTATCTTATATGAATCACATGTCCTGCCAGCACTTATTTTCTTTTCATAATAATGTTTCTGTGGATATGTGTCATGTAAAAATATCATAGCATTTTGTGGTAAAATATCCATAAAATAATCAACTTCATATTTAATAGCATCATAATAATGATTACCATCTATGAAAACAATCGCTGGTAAGTATTCTGAATTATTATTTTTCAATAATGTTTTCTTTAATTTTTCTATAAAAACAGTTGATATACATTGATGGATATGATGTCTTTTATAATTCAGTTTATGTTTATCAATAGTATCTTTAACTCTTTTAATAATTTTATCACTACGATCACAGCTCATTAAAACTCTATCATATTTAATTGCATGTTTTAAAAGCATTATAGTTGAATTACCCATACCAATTTCTATAATAGATCCTTTAACATTAGATAAAATAATTGGTGCTAAACTATCTACTACAGTCCATAATGATTCCATTTCAAAATTTCTAAGATATTCGTTACCCATTATCTTCTTTCCATAACTATAATTGTATTTTTAAACCATCTCAATGTACTATAGTATCTTAATACCTTTGACCATCTCTTTTTCACAAATAGACCTCGTTCTCTAAATTTCTTGATGACATATTTATTAGACCTCTCATTGAAGTGTCCTTTTCCACCCTGACCAGGAATTGCCCAGCTTAGTACTATATTTTTGCTAGTAAATTTTGCCACATTATCAATGAATATGTCTTCACATTTTTCTGGAATATGTTCACCCACCTCAAGACATATAACTAAATCATATTCTGTATCAACACCACTAATGGGTTGTGATAAATCTAAACTATAAATATTATCATAGATACCTAATTCTTTTATGCCTTCTGTTCCTTCATATCCATCTACTTTCCAGTCATATGATTCAAATATTTTACAATATCTACCTGTGCCACATCCAAGATCGGCAACTCTTTTTGGATTTTTGAACATATACTTTATAGCACCAGCTAGAACAGGATCATAACTATGATGTCTTTTTGCCATATCTATATTCCATATACCACTTGTTTCATCTATATATTTTTTCATTATATTTCTATATACCATACCCATCCTTCTAGGGTTTTGATATTTTCTTCTCCAAAGCATTCATCCACAGCTATTTTAACTTCTGGACAACTTGGATGTGTATAATCATGACCAGATATAATTCCACCTTTTTTTATTAATGGTTTCCAACATTTTATATCATTTTTAACACTTTCTTTATCATGCGAAGCGTCAATATAAACCATATCAAACGGTTTCCAATTTGGATGTTCTGATCTTTCTTTAAAAAGTACAGAAGCTTGCTCTGATGTCATGTTAAGTAATTTAAAACTTTTAAAAAACATCATCAATCTACTAGCATAAAAAAATTTTGAATTTTGTCGAAAATGATCCACACCCCAATATTCATCCATTTTATCATCATATTTTTTTAATATTTTTTTCATTCCACGACATTTCCATAAACCTATTTCTGCATATTTCTTTACAGAATATTCTTCTATAATTGAACAAATAGAATTTGCAGTAACACTAACGAATCTCTTTCTTTTCATTTATTATACCTCAAATACCATTATATAATCTATAAGATATCTTCTAGCTTTTATATTTTTTAAAGCATTTACTAATCTCAGAGTTTTCATTCCACTGTATTCTATGTTACATTCTTTAAATCTATGTATCCAGTATGATTTATACTGCGGATTAAGATGATACATACTACGTTTTGGTGATGTGCTCATTATTATTAATCTACTAGATGCATTTATTAGATTTTCCATATATATTGATACTTCATCTGGTAATAAATGTTCTGCTACTTCAATAGATAAAACACAGTCCCATTTACCACAATCTATTAATTCACCAACATCACCATATTTTATATGATCAATAATATTTTTTGGAATATATTCTTTTCCTATTTCAAATCCCTTTTCAAAACCCAGAACTTTTTTAGCACCACCTTGAAGAGCACCAACTAAATAAGGACCAATGCCGCATCCAAAATCCACCATAGATTTTATTTCAAAAAGTTCTGTAATAATTTTACCATAATAATCAAACGGTCTTATAGTCCTTTTTTCCCAAAATGCTTTATTATATAGACCATCGAAATCATCTATATATTGTATTTTCCTCTGAACATCAATGAGTTCTTTTTGATATTCTCTCCACATATACGATTTATTTGGTGTCCATTTCATATTTTTATATCCTATATTTACAAACCCATTCTTTACTTACTAGCATAAACTCCATAGTTCCACCTTCTGGTAATTTATCAACTGGTATATAAACACTTCTTTTATATTTTGTTCCTTTATCCTTCCATACAGATAATCTTAATTCAAAATCATCTTTAAACTCATCTATCCAATCATTCCATTCCTGTATTTCACCACCAAAAGGAGTATGTATTTCTGCCATAAACTGAACACAACCCTTGACTATATTAATAGATTCATCATTAAGAAGATGTCTTTCTCCACCTTCTGTATCTATTTTTATTATATAAGATTCTAAATCATTCAGTTTATATGTATCAAACATTTGTTTTAAAGTTAAACTATCCACAAAATATTCTGGTTTCTTTGGCAACCATTTATTCTCATCTTCTCTTATAAATCTATGATAACCATTATTTTGTCTTCTTATAAAACACATTGGATTTCCATCACCTATTGCTATATTATGACTTTCAATTCTCCAGTATCTCATATTTCTTTCTAGTATATCATAAGTCTCTTTACATGGTAAATCCTATAATTCTCGCAGCTGGAAACAATAATCTACCCATTATAGAAACCGAACCAACATTTGCACCAATATCTATCAATCCATCTATACAATATGGTGATATTTTTAAAAATTTTCTCAAATCATATGTATCATAATAATGTATTTTTCCTGCCATGTTTTTATTCTCCCTTTATTATAAGATTTTTATAATATCTTAATCTCTTTAGTGATGTAACTGTTTTAAAAACAATAATTATTCCACCAATGGGGGATGCCATAAATGCCACCCAATTAGCATAAAGTTCTGATAATAATCTGCTTTTAAACATTTTTTGTGAATGGGTAAATTCATGAAATATCAAATGTTTTTTCGCAGCTTTTGATAAATCTTTTCTTATGCTAATTTTATCATTAGAGTAAAATCCAAAAAATATACCCATATAATCTTCATCATACTCTGTAATTGTTATATTTCTTTTCATTATATTACCTCTTATAAAACGGTCTATTTTTTTCTTTTTTCATAATCATTGATAATCCACTATTTATAGCACTATAAGGCCATGTAAATATTTGTAAATCATCTCTTTTTTCTAACCCTTGCCTAACTTTATAAATATTACCAGAAACTTTATTATTTTCTGAAATCCAGCTTTCATCAGGTGGGTATGTATCATGTATGAATATAACACCATTCTTACTTAAATTTTCAAAAATAAATTCAAATTCTTTCATAACAGTTTCATGAATATGTTCTCCATCAATAAAAGCAATAGATATAGATATATCTGAAAGGGTTTTTATAAAATCTAAAGATTTTCCTACATAAGAATTTAAATTTTTAAGTTTTTTATCGGCTTGATTAATTTTTTTCCAATTTATATCACATACATGATGTATACGATTATAATGAATAGCATACTTATTCAATATTTTTGTAGATCTTCCGAATCCAATTTCAAATATATCACCTTCAGAATTACTCAAAATAAGATCACTAAGTAAATCCATAACTGCCCAGTCTTTATTAAATTCTCTTAACATATTTTAAAATGTTTCTCCTTCTGGGATTTTTATTTTTTTAGGGCCTCCTGTGTATTTAGAATGGCCATATTTTATTTCTTCAACTACAGTCAAAAATTTTTGTGCTGTGTCCATAAGATAAAGAGTTTCTCCAGAAAATATTCTTTTTCCAGTATCTCTATTCATAATTTCAGCATTTTCAACTAAATCACATCTACCATGTGCTATTTTAATTTTACCATACAAATATCCAGGATGTGTTATAACACAATTATATTCCATAGGCAAAACCGAATATCTAATATCACTTTCATATAACAACATTCTTAAATATGGTTCATCTGTAAAGTATCTTCTTCTATTTTTTAATTCTTCAATCATATCATTTATAAACTTTATCATTTTTTCATTTTTCTTCCATATAAACATACCACCTGCTAATTCTGGATAAGATTTTGGAACTCTGCCTATTTTTCTAGAAAAATAATGTGGCGACATTGGGATGGCCATATCAAAATGATCCATCAATGGAAATATCTCAGAAAAATCATCACATACATAAGTATCAGCATCCAAATGTAAAGTTATATCATATGGTGATGTAGATAAATACTCCCACTTTTTTTGCCACATTAAATGATGTGTTTCAAGTTGATCAACTTTTACAACATTATCAAAAACTTCATCAAATTCAACATTCAAATTTGTATAAAGAGTAATACCTAAATTTGGGACATGTTTTCTAACACTCTTTGCTGATATTACTGCTAGTTCATATTGACTTTTTATTGCATGACCATCACTTCTTCCTTTCTTTTTATTTACTGCAATATAAATAACACCTATATTCATATTTTCTCCTTATATATGTTTATTAACAATATCAATAAATTTATTGACTCTATTAACATTATTATAATTTTCTCTAACAAGATCCATTCCATTTTGTGCTATTTCTTCACGTTCATCTTCATTTTCTAAATAATAATAAATTTTATCTTTTAAATCATCTAATGAATCAAAAGTAACTAAATGATATCCATCAATATATCCAAATTTTTTTAAATCATCACAATTATCAGTTAAAAGAAAAGTTCCACATGCTAATGTTTCTGGTGTTCTTGGAGTTATAAATTTAAATTTAAAATTACAATTTATTACTATTTTTGATTTGTTTGTCAAATCAACAGCTTCTTCAAAATATATTCTTGTGATCCAACTAATTACATCCATTTTCCATATCATTCTTGTTATTTTTCTTCTTAAAGGATATATTTTATCAGATGCTCCCCAAAATGTAGAAACATCTATTTCTTTTGGAATATCACTCTTTTTTCTATATATATTTGTATCTACTGCAAAGGGTAATATGTATTGATATTTTCCTACATTATTCTTTCTTAAAAAATCTCTTGTTGATGTAGAATATCCAAATGATATATCAAATGCATGGTGGTTAAAATGTCTATAATAATTTGATAAATTTCTACCATTCTCATAGAAATCACCAGCTATATGTATCTTTAAAATATTCTTAATATCATTAAAATCTTGTATTTTATTTAAACCATTTGTAAGTATAACATCTGGTTTATAATATTTTTCAATTATTTCTTGTAATGTTATTTCACCATCCCATTCATATCCATATTTTTCACCATAACCCCATCCATAAAAAAAAGAATCTGTACTTCTAGCTAGTTCTTCTCTCCAAAGTTCTTCATACCAGCTTCCTTTATAACCATGACCATATCCATTATATTTTCTTCTGTTACCATAAACTAAAATTTTCATATATTATCCTGTGTACTTAATATAGAAATTCTTGTTATTGTTCGCTTATGAAGAATCATTTCTTCGTGATTTTCATTATAATATTTTTGCCATGTTCCACCAAATTTTCGACTCATTCCACGCCAATCGGCTATCATTTGTTTTACATATTTTCTGGGCATGGGAATGGGAAGTTGTGCATTAGAAGATCTTGTTACACTTACCCAATAATTCCAATGATGTTTGTTTCGTTTTTGGTGATGATTCCAACCCAATTGAAAATCTTTATTATTTTCAGTTCCTTTGTCGTATTTCTTGGCTTTATTTGTATCATAAAAATATTTAGCATAAGGTATAAACTCTGACGGAAGGAACTTTGACAGATCATGAGTTATTGCATGAATTGGCATTCCCATTTTAAGACATTCAATGCCAACATTTTTTTTATGTTCAAGTACATACAATAGATATTTTAAATATTTTTTCATTTACTTCCCCTTTTCTATAATACTAATTGCTCTATAACTTCAATCCATTTTTTTGGATCTAAATTCTTTTTTGCCCATTCTTTTGCATACATTCCCATTTTATGACGATAATCCTCTTTTCGTTGTAGTAATTTTATTGCATAAAGAAAACCATCATAATCAATACAATGAAATCCAGAATCTCCATGAACTATTCTATCTTTAGTACCATCTCTTGGCTCGCCTAAACATGGAATACCAGCAGCAAGTGCTTCCGCCATTACTCTTGGATACTGATCTCTCCAATGATTAGATGTTCTATAAAGAAATATATGACCTTGCTTTAAAAAGTCACCAACATCCATTTCATTCCATTTGTAAAAAATCATTCTTGGCTCTTTCTCAAATGCCTTAACTAATTCTTTATGAGCGACCATAAATGCAAATTTTGTTTTCTTTGTATCTTTTAGTAAACGAGAATAAAACTTAACATCATTTTCTTTTATTATATTATGTTGCCATAAATGTTGTTTATCACCACCGCTTTCAGTTTCAGTTGTTACATATTTTCTATAATCCGGAAGACATGTTTTTATTATCATTAGATCCTGATCTTTCTCTTTTTTCTGTGGGGCAACATCAAGAAATTTTTCAAGATTAATAGCACCAAACATTACTACAAGTTGTGTATCATCAAAACCTATTGCATCTCGTATCCATTCATCGCGTTTCTCTGTATTTTGAAAAATAACAGCTCTAAGTTTTTTAGATTTTGCTAGCCAATTGCATTTTGTTAATGATCCATTTGCAAAGTTTATACCTATTATGACTGAAGAGCTTTTATTCACTATAGGTTCTGCCGTTTTAGCGAAATCCCATACACAATCATTAGCATAAAATAGAAGTGGTAAACCCTCTTTCATATTTTCAAGCATACCTTCTTTATATGAATGTGGCTCTGTTTCTATATCTTTATAATTTTCATGAACAGTTGACCACGGATACAAGTTTACCTTCCAACCAGATTTTCTTAATAGAGTGGAAATCATTGCTAAGCTTTGTTCCCCACCACCCTTAGAGTTAAGATTACCAACAATATTGATTTCTTTATTTGTATGATTGATTATTGATGGTATCGTTATATTCTTTACTGGCTTGATATATTTTTTTAAGCTAGTTCCTTGATTTTCATATTTATATATATCACCATCATAATATTTTTCTATTGCACGAATAACATCTTGTGATGTAATATTATCCATACATTCAGCAACATGTTTATCATCAACTTTAACTGGTTTCTTACAAAGATTCTTATTATGTTTCGGATCTTTTTGAAGTGGTGTTACTCTGGCTTTCCAACATCCACCATTATCACAACAAGAATAAATACCATTTGAATGAAGAATCTGATGATTGGTATATCCACTCCACATATGAGGTTCTCTGCCACCAAATATAGCAACACATGGTTTACGAGCTTTTCTATACTTTGGTGGCATTGCAGCTGCAAGATGCATTAAAAAACTTGGGCCACTTACACACCCTTCAGCATGATAAAGAAGTGGCACAAGTGATCTTACACTTTTATTAAATTTATCTGTTAAATCAATAACATTACTAAGATTTTCTATTAAATGATCACTTCTACCTATAGTAACAAATTTTATTTTTCCTTCAAAATGATCTATAACTTCTTGAAACTTTCTCCAATCCCATATTTTACAAGTACAATCTCTTTTACCACCTGGGCCAATTACCCAATACTTTTCAAAACCATAAATATCTTTTATTAAATTATATGATTTCTCTTCTTTAGTAAGATGAATATCACCACGTTGTCTAGCAAATTCTTTACAAATTTGATGATATTTTTCACGAAAGGATATAAATGGTTCTATAGCATTTTCTGCATTCTTTTTTGTATCACCAAGTGATGGATCACCAATTCTACCATTTGCAAATATAGCAGTAAGTTCTCCTATACTCATTGGCAATGGTTCATGAAAATCAGCAATAGCAATCATATCAAAAAGAAACATTGATGTAAAATGCATATGAGAGTTATTGATATTACCAATCATTGGATACCCAACTTTATAATACTCAACACCCTCATCGTCTTTTTTAATACTTCTATCAATATAAGGATTGTTTTCCCAAAGCATTTTTTGATTACTATCTACATTTATAACTATATCTGGAAAAAGTAATTTAAAATCACGAATGCCTGATGTAAACATCAGCCCATCGCCTAATGCTCTATGATGCCCAAATATTATTTTTCGTGGATTGTCTATTGTTCGTTTTATTACTTTAGGTGTGATTGTTTTGGTAGGTTCTGTTTGTGTCTGTGTTATTGTTTTGGTAGGTTCTGTTTGTGTCTGTGTTATTATTTCTCCATATCTATCATATATGGATTGAAGCATTATTTTTTTATTTTCATTGTTATCTGGTAATATGTGGTGGATATGGTTGTCTTGAAATAAAACACTCATTAATAATGCTTTTGGATCTTTTTTAAGAATATTATTATTACCAGATAATATCTTTATTTCTTGCTCTAACATTTTATTTAACTTATACATTTCTTTAGTAACATTTTTTATCATTATTATACCTTTTATTATAACATTTTAATTTTATACTATCCTATTGAAATATCGAGGCCTTCCCACACCTCCTCTAGTCTAAGTGTTTCCTCAAGCTTTTCTTTTTCTTCTTTTCCTTCACTTATCAGATCACCACCATCCATACTTATACCGGTATTTCCAACAGATGTAAAATTAGCAAATTTACTTCTTATTCTTCCTAACATAATTTTACATTCTGCAAGAGCATAATCGAAAATCCAATCACTAGTATAAAAATTCTGATCACTACTTGACCAATTTTCATTATGTGTGCTTCCTTCCATCATATATACTTTTAATAATGCATATCCAGGTGAGTCAATAGTAAATTCATTACCATCTTGTGTTATTGTTAATGCATTTCCTGTCGGTGGAGCTGGTTGTATTTCTAATTCATTTGAAAATCTATGATATTTCCAATTATATTTTGTTGGTATATATCTATTAACTGTTTCTAGAAAATCTCTAGCTATATGATATGATATTATAGTATACCCACCACCACTCATGTTTGTACGATATAATGCCTCATACATACCATTGTTATATAAGTAATTATCTAGAGTAAACAATGTATTTATTCCGCCGCCAGCAGATCCACCAGAATCAGTATAATCAACTACCTCTGTAACACCAGTTGGTAATTGGTAAACTGTTTGAGTAGCAGATAATGCCATAGTAAAGAATGTTTCAATTCTTGATTGACCAACCGCCCATTTTATAAATTTATCTCTTGCATAATCTATAGCATCAAATATTTGAGTATCATCTAACTCTACTTTTATTAAAGGGTGTCCTAACCTGCGACGAATTTTTGTTGATAAATCAACTTTTGTTATAGCCATTTTTTATCTCTCTTATTATTTATTTATATAATTTTTAGTTATAAATTTCAGAATTATTTAACCAACTCCAATCTTCTTCTGGTTTTTCTACATCTGATAATATACCCCACATATCTACATCATCATCTTTACTTATAAATCCCATAGATTCATCTAGAATATTCATTTCAAATATATACGATGCCCAATATAAAGCAGATACAAGATCATCTGGTTTATCTTTGCCAAAAAATTTATTACCATCTTCTATAAAAGTACTTAATTGTTCTATAGTATTCTTATCATTGATTATTACACTACCATCTTCTATAAGCTTTTTCATAAGCAAAACAGCTTTTGGTTTTGTACTTCTGGTAGCTCGTATTCCAAGATTTGCAACCTTAGATCCTGTATTTACAAGATTTTCATTTTCCAAGTCCCACCACAGTCTTTGAACAACTGGTGCACCTTCACCATTATTCTCAACCATTATATATGAATTATTATAATATAATGAAATACGATCAACTATATCTGAAAACTCATATACATCAGTCAAATTATCTTCAAATACAGCAACTTGTTCCAATGCAACAGGATTTATGCTCTTCATTTTAAATACTTGTATTGTTGACCAATTCTCTCCTGTTCCTTTGCTAGTATCAACACCCATTACATATTTATCACCACTTTCTGGTTTTTCCCATATTCTAAATCTATCATTAAGATCAGTAAAATTAGGATCACTCCATACAGTTAGAAGTGTTTCTATTGTTTCTGTATTTAATACAGTATGTGTTGATCCAATAAACTGTACATTGAATTCTTGATTGAATTTAGTCATACCAAGATTCTCTATTTGTTCCTTTGCCCATGCTTCATCTCTACCAGGAACCTGTTCCCATCCTATTCTAGTATGAACAAAACTATTCATATTGGCTTCGGATTGTGAATATATTCTATGAAACAAATTAAACATACCACATGGCGTACTGATCATGATAATTTTTGCTTCAGTAGATGCAGAAATAGTAGGATAATTAGCAGCCCAAAACTCTTCAGCAATATTATTTGGTACAAAAGCAAACTCATCTGTACAAAGTAAGTTTATTGATTCACCACGAAACGCATCTGGTGATGTAGCTGAAATTAAAATTCTAGTATGATTATCAAATGTTATAAATGTCTTACTGTATTCATGAACACCGGGTTTTAAGAAAACAGGTAAACATTCGTACATACGTTTCAATCGTCCAAGGATCATTTTAGCTGATGCTTCTTTATTTGAAACGATACCAATGGTTTTATCATTATGAAATAAAGAATACCAAAGTACATATGCCGCAACAGAAGTAGTTTTACCACTCTGTCTTGATGCTAATACTACATTATAACGATTTTTAGCAAATTTATCGAGCAAATCTTTTTGATAGTCATAAGGATCAAAAAACATTTCACCTTTATCTGGATTGACTATTTTAACATATTTTAAAAAATAATCTATATCATGTGAGCATTTGTGTAACTCTGAAATATCTTCTGGTGTATATTCTATTTCTGTGTTTGGGCGTTTTACATATTGCTCATCATACCGTATTGCCAATTTAATTCACACTCCTTGGTTTTACTTATTATTTCAAACCGTATA